CCGAGCCATCCGTGTACACACTACAGAAATAGTTGTTACTGGTGTAATAGGCGGAGCGGAGCCACCAGTAAACCGCCGTCCCCGTAGCGTTGTACTTGTAAGCAACTTTGCTGTTACCAGACTTGAAATACTGGTATTGCGCCTGGTAGTTTTGCTCGTAAGAGTTGGCATAAGTACGAGCACCCTGAACCTCAAACTCCGCAAGCAACCATAGATAATCCGTAGTAGCAGTAATATAAGAAGCTTGGTTTCCGCCGCCATTTGCGGTATTATCCGTATACTTTGTCACCGACTTCATAACCGCCCTCAAATCAGCGGGAAGTGCAGCAATAAAGCTGTTTGCAAGAGGGTTGGACGGGGTATTGCTGTTTCCAAGAATGGTCTTACGCATATAGCTGTTGTTCCAACCACCAGAGTTCGTGCTACTGGTGTTCATAACAAAACTGCCAGAACCACCAGACGGCCATCCGGCATCCGGGCCGTACTTACTATCAAACAACCCAACCATCTTTCCGCTCTTCTTACCAATGATAAAGTGAATGCGGTTAGATCCCTCACGAGAGCTGTTGTGATTAAATCCGGCAATAAAAGCATCAATGGAAACGCTGGAGAAGTTAGTAGTTCCAATTTTGCCATTGATAGTAATGGTCTTGGTATCACCAACATCCCAATAGTTATCGCCCTGCCCAGCATCGGAAACAGTTTTAATAACCTCCCAGGAGTTTTCATTCAGAACATCGCTGACGAACTCAGCATTGACCGTAACCGTCTTATCTGCCGGAGCAGTATAGTTTGTACCAGCAGCCACTTTAACCGTAATAGTGGTGTCACCACTTGTCTGATTGACATTGTTCACGGTGATAACATTCCCGCTTACGCTGACCGTAACGATACCAGTGTTATTTGACACTGCGGTAATCGCGCCATTACCAGGCCGTGTAACGGTAATCTGAGCAGTTGGGTGTTCCATGTCCAATGTGACCGTTTGCGGACTCACACTCAAGCTGCCTGCGGCCTTATTGATCGTCCAGTTGACAGTCTTTGCAGCCGTAGTCTCGTCACTCCACATATAGTCATCCTTTGGAGTAAAGGAGGCGCTATAAGTGCCGGCATTGGTTTGCCCAGTGACGCTCAAAGTCATCTTGTTTGTGTCATAGTTGCTAAATGTAGGAGTCTGGGCACTCCCGTTATAAGTAAGAGATCCACTTTGAGAAGGAACCGTAGCGATCACCATGCGGTTAGCTTCTCCAGTGATTCTATTACTTGCGTTTACATTTACCGCACCATCCGTAGATACCGGGAAGAAAGACACATAATAGGTCGTGCCGTTTGTAAGCCCTGTCACGGTCAGCGGAGCGCTTGCATGGGCGTTCCGTGTGGTACTGGTGTAACTATATGCCGCATCCTCATCGTCTGGAGAAGTGGCGTAGCCGCCCTCCTTGACCACAACAACGGTCTTCTCCCAGGTTGCCAGGGTAAGCCCATCGTCTACGATGGTAGCTGCTGGATCAGTCCACTTGATTGCAAGCTTTCCATTACCAGCAGGGGTTGCGCTCATACCGGACACATTGCCCATTGTTGGGGCGTTAGGAGTCGCAGTAAACTCACAATCCTCGTTCTCGGTATAAGTATTTGTCGTTGTATATGGGAAGAACTTGTAGTAATAGACTGTGCCATCGGTCAAACCGCTATCGCAAAAATATTGGTTCTGATACTGATTGCGCACCTTACTGTCTACGACCACAGTGCCGTCACGTCTGCTGACAGGCATAGAGCCAGCCTTGCGGACAAGCAGTGTGCCTGCCCACTCTGCCAAAGTAGATTCAGCAACAACCAGGTCTTCAGGATCAGTCCATTTTACATACACCTTCCCATGCGAAACCTTAGTGACGATGCCAGAGACAGCGGCCAGTTGAAGTCCACCGCCGCCACTTCCGCCACCAGATGGAAAGTTAGAAATAATAGGCATTTAGATGTCCCTCCTTTTATCCTAATAGAATCACTACAACCGGGATGTCTACGTCTGGCATTTCACCATCAGCGGCGATAGTAAGCTGTCCTTCGCTCTGTCCAATGACAGAAAGCATCGCCATACGTGCTGCGTCCCGTTGTTCAATCGTTGCATTTTGCGCCACCGAAATATTTCCGTTTTGATCTGCGCCAAGCCCCTCTACGGCCAAAGTCTGTGTAAACGGAGAGTCAATCCCGCTCCATGCAGATGCAAGTAGAGTCCCAGTCACCTTTCCGCTTTTCTGAGCCATCGTCCCAAGAGCAGTGTCGATCTTGACCATATTGGAATTATCGGTTCCATTGATTTTTTCGCGCCAATCCTGGAATCGTGCAGAAGCATCGTCTTCCAAATAAAGCCCATAGTTAGGGGTTTCACTCATTGGTCAACACCCCTTTCTCAATGAAGCAAAATCACTACGATTGGAATATCACAAGTCGGTACATCACCAAATGCCGCAATCGTCAATGTGCCATCGCCCTGACCACATACATAGAGTTCAGCGCTCTTTACAGCTTCCAACTCCGCGTCGGAAATCAGCTGGCTAATGCCAACAACACCGTCTGTATCTGCGGTCATGCCCTCAATCGCCACAGTCTGTTGGCCGGCACTCCATGCAGACGCAAGCAGAGTGGCGGAAACATCTGAGCTGCCGCCTCCTGTGTTGGGATTGATGCGATGTCTCTTCTGCTCCCCGTTATCCTCAGAGTCGATATAAAAGCCTCCATCGTCTGGGGTAAAATACGCCCACCCGTCATGGAAAGGCGTTACATCTGTTGAGATACGGGAGCTGTCGCCTTTCAAAATCTTAAAAAGAGCCATTCTTTTTCCTTACCTCCGTTCTACAGAGAAATGAAAAGAGGGCGGGTGTTATCCCGCCCCCAAATATGGGAAATCTGAAATTGTCTATCTGCGATTAGAAGCTACCCCAGGTCAAAGCAGTATCGGTGTACTCCTTGGCATCTGCAAGAGCTTCTGCGGCAGAACCAGCAGCATCGTAGTCGGAAGCCAAGCTATCGGCATAGTCCTTAGCGTTCTGCTCTGCGGCATCCCACTTGGCCTTGTCGCCGGCAGCGATCTTGTCCAGCTCGGTAGCATTGGCGTGAGTGTGCTTCTTCGCCACAGCATCAGCAAGGTTCTCTTCGGTCTGGGTGTAGGTGTCCAGCAGAGCCTTGTTAGCGTGGGTGTGGCTTGTACCCTCCAGAGTGGTCACACGACCAGCCAGAGCGGTCAAATCAGCAGCCTTAGCATAGTCGCCAATGTTCAGTGCGGCAATCGCATCGGTCACATAGGCAACCACAGTGGCTTTCTCGCCAGACTCGGTATCACCGATACCATCCAAGATACCCTGTAGGGCAGTAATGGCAGAGTTCATTGCGGCAGCATCGTCACTGTGGCTGGAAATCCAGTCAGAGATCTCCTTCAAGGTATCGAAAGACTCAGGCGCATCAGCGATCACCTTAGCAATCTCATCAGCAACGGTCTTCTTCACAGAACCCTCAACAGTGGCCTCGCCGTTCAATACACCGATTGCATTAGTGTTGGCCTGAACTTTAGCCTTGATCTCGGTATCGTCGTAAGTAGCTGCCTCCTGAGCTTCCTCAATCATCTGAACGACGGTCTTGCTCTCAGGAACAGTACCAACTTTGGCCTCCAGCGCGTCAACCTCAGTCTGTACAGCAGCCGCCTTTTCATCGGCGTACTTCTTAGCACCCTTTAGGGTATCCATGTCAGAAGTATCATCAGCAGTACCAACATTGGCCTTTCCGTTAATCTTGGTCGCAAGAGTGGCCTCCAGATCAGACTCAGCAACCTTGTCCTTTGAGGCAAGAGCGCCCAGACCCTCGATAGACCCGGCAACAACATCGGCAATCTTATCGTCCACATACTCCTTCACGTTGGCATAAGGGGTGTCGCCCTCCTTATTGCCCAGCTCACCAATAGCCAGATCAATGGCGTTGCTTACATCCTCAGCGGTAGTGTGAGTAGCGCCCTTGGTCAAGGTGATCTTACGAGTTGCAGAATCGTAAGAAGCGGCGGTTACAGTGTTGCCGTCACCAACAACCTCGATAGAGGTGGCACCAGTATCAAGGTTGATCTGCACATAGCTTGTACCGTTCCACTTTGCCAGCACATTCAGCTCGGTGATGTAGTACAGAGCGGTTGTGCTGGGATTGGTGTTGGCCTGAAGAGCTTGTAGGGTTGCGAACTCCTGAAAGTCGCCAATGCGGATACGGGTAGAACCGTCAACATCCAAATAAATAGCCCGCTCGTCGGTAGTTACATAGAAAGTACCCTCGGTATAAGTGGAGGGCAAAGCAGCCAATAGACCTTTCTTAAAAGCAACAGTAGCCATTATTCAATCACTCCTTTAATTATCTAATAATTACATTGTTCCCCATACGAGGCTTTCGGAAATACTCTCAATCTTATCTGGATCAATGGAGTCCAGCTTTTGCTTGTCTGCAAGAGACATCAAGCCGGCAGCAGACTTTCCATCTGCTCCATATCCAGCTCCAATCAAAGTAAGAACTCCATGCTGGACATTGGGGGAATATGTCCCGTCTTCCTGTTTCGTAAAAATACGGATCTCTGCGGTATTAGTGGTTTCAGTGCGTTGTACATTTACAATTTCACTGAGGATTTCATCTGGCATAGAGTCGATAACTTCCTGCACCCCAGATACATCAGGGATATCCCCGATAGTTGCAATCTCATGCTCAGGATCATCAGCCACATAATCAGCGGATGCCTTGTCCTCCGCATTATGATAGAAAATACCCTTCTGATACACATTGATACGAGAGCCAATCCAGTTGCCATCTACATTCTTATCAGCATAAATCTGGGCAACCATACCGTTCTCGCCGCCATCGTTTACTCCAACAAATGACTCTGTGCCATCAGTATGATGGAATTTTGCACCGCCGCCAGTAGGCTCGTTCTGGATAATTGCTTCTCCATTCTGGCTTTCAATTACCTGAACCACAAAATCGCTGGTGTCAATCAAGCCTTTAGCTGGAATATAAATGTGAGAAGACGCGCTATCATTCAGCTGCAAGTCAATATAGGTATCCCCAACCTCAGCCCCTTCATATGGCTGATCTGCTTCGGTTACTGTTTTGACTGAACCACTTTGCACAACCAAATCTTTTGGGATGTTGATTGAGTCGCCAACATATGTGGTTTCATCTCCCAAAGTTCTCTTTAGACGATAGGTTGCAGCGTACCCTTCTGCTGCCTCTCCTTGCTTCTCAATCGCAAACTCTGGAGCCTGAGTGCCTGCGGCAAACAAACCGTCAGTTTTCAGTACAATGGTATTGCCAGCTTCTTTAGATAGCTGTACGCCGATTGTCTTTCCGTCTTCACCATCAGCAATAATGACTGACGCATCTACTGGAGTAAGCCCAGTCAATGTACCAGGAGAAAGACTGTCAAGCTTAATTTTGTCATCAGCAGACATCAGGCCGGCAGCGGTTTCAGATGCCGTCTTACCAGTAGCAAACAGAAGATTGCCCTTGTAGAGTTCCTGCACATCTTCCAGCCAGTACAAGGTATTTGTGTCTTTCTGCTCCAGCGCATCAAAGAGCGCCTTTGTACCGACCTTAAAAATTACATTAGCCAATTCGATTTCCCTCCTTTACAATAGAATCAAAATATATAAACACTCTCTAAGAGTTTATATAGCGTTACATTTTCTCCCACACATAGTCAGAAACAATCTCACTGTCATCAATATCAGACCACTCATCATGCGGGTTAAGATCAACTGGGTCTGGCACATCACCAGGCTCATCTTCAATTGTAAAGCTTAGGATTTTTTGCTCCGAAATATGTGGGACGTATACAGCACCATCTTCTCCGGCGACACTTCCGATGTTCTTTTCTGTTCCATCACTCATCTTCAAAATCATGTCGCCATTTTCTGCAAGCTCAGCATCTACAACTGGATTTCCAGAAATAATGCCTCCGCCGCCTCCAAAAGAAGAGTTGCCGAAGAACGGCAAATCGGCCATTGAAAAGCACCTCCTTAATACATGTAGTAGATGTTCACTGACTTCTCTTCTTTGAACACGAGACTTGTAATATCCACTTGACCAAAACCAAGCTCGAATACTCCAGACACAATAGGGATCTCGCATCCATTGATAATTACTTCCGTTCCCGCCTCACATTGAATTCCAATCTTTTTGATTACCATATGATCGGTAAACGCAAGTGTACTATTTTCATGTGCCGCCATCTCATTTTGCTTAAAAATATCAAGCATATTTACATTGGCAGTAGTAGTACCATTAAAACTACCAAGAGTACCTTTTGACATATCGAAAACTCCTTTCTTCTTTCGTCACGCCAAAATCACATAGTCTAATTCTTCTAATGTAATATCGTCATGCTCAGACAGTGTTAAGTTATCCATTTCAGAAAGCAACCTATGTCTTTTCATTCCGATGTTTAGTTCGGAAGATAGAAGAGATCCGCTCTCATCCGGGAAGATAAAACACTGCAAAATATTCCCTATCTCCAAAACAAGATTGAGGAAGCTTTCATACGTCATAAACTTTTTAGATTGCACACCGCTATTCTCAACCGTCAAGCACATCGAACTATCGCCTGTCCCAAGCGTATACCACATCTCAAAGTCAGCAGAGAAAAGCAAATTCATCATTGCTTCTCCTTCTACAGACAGCATGTAGAAGATATCAAAATCGTTTGTAGTCAGAACCATATCGGTCTCTGCTTCACCATGGGTAATAGCGGAGGTAGAAGCGTCGGAGTCTAAGAGCATAGTGTTCTTAAATTTCTCTAACGCTTCTTTCAAAGTAGACGCTGGAGCTGTCCTTAGCTCCATTTCCGTTGATCCAGACCCAAGAGATTTTGCGATATCGTACTTCAGTGTGTTTGTCAAAAGCTGTGTGACATTTTGGAATGTGTTAAAGCTTTCTTCACCAATATTGGCTTTACCTGTAGTTAAAACCAGCTCTGTTGAACCGCCAGTTGGTTTTGCTGCGAACAACTCAAGTTCTGCACCAAGTTCCATCCCGCTTGAAAAGATATTGAAGACTCGTTCTAACAAATTATCAATTTCTGATACAAGCTTCGTATCCGTATCACCAACAATAAACTTTTGCAAATATAGATAGTTCACCATTGCGTCAAGATACATGCGGTTGTAAATCACGAGGCCGTCACGATATGGCAAATTCCTAATAATCAGGTCAAATTCAGTTAGTCTTTTTCGGAGATAAATGTTGTATGTTTGCGCCATCTCTCCACCGCCTAACTAATCGTAATTAAGCTGGGTTGCTCAAAGTCAAAGTCAGGCTGTTTGCCTTAATCGTTACGATAGTTGCGGCCTCAACATTACGAGGGGTGGATAGGGTGTCATACATAAGTAGATTTCCGGCCTCCAGCGCATCATAAATAACAAAGTGGGACATTGTACCCCAGTTTGCAGTTGACTCATCAAAAGAAATGGCCTGCTCATTTGTAATTACACCATCTGCCGGCTCACTCAAATTCTCAAGCTTCACTCTTTTATATCCAGAGTTTGAAAGAGGCTCTGTGACATTACCGCCACTGATATTTGGAGCGGTAGAACTTAGGCCAATGTAATACTCGCTTGGAAGTGCAGGAGTTTCCTTTGTCTTAAACAAATTTCCCATCACTTGATTCAGAAAGTATGTAGTATTCATTTCATATCCTCCTTGCAAATAGATTAACTTATTCCTAATGAAATTAACGAATCACCTTTTTATCAATGTTATTAGTGATTCCCAAAATACCCTGGCTTGGGATATCCGTTTCCCCAGACATGTCTTGGATCGTAATCTGGTAGATGTACTTCCCGTACAAATCGACGGTCTCTTTTGGGAGCAGTGTAACGGCAAGAATACTTTCAATTCCATCATCATCGGCTATAACACTCATTGCTTTTGATAGCACTGGTGCTCCTGTTCGATTTACCGAATACACAATTGAGAATGTCGCTTTTGCGCCAGAGGCATTAAAAACTCTGCCTGTGTCCGTAAACAAATGAAAGCGCAGATCGTGTGTCTCCCCGCCAACAAATGAAATTTCAGGCAGATTATAAACTTTACTAATCATTTTGCTTATCCTCCTACGCTAACCGGGAATTCACATGTGATTTCAAGCTTACAATCGCCAACAACTTCTAATGAATTGTCTCCGCAAATAAGTTTGAAAAATTCAAAATTAAAATACGGATATAAATTTATATCCATATTATTTGTGATAACCCCATTTTCATTATCCACTTCTATTTCCAAGAAATAGGATTGAGGGAGTCCCGTAAATTCAAAAGTTCTATCATTGTCTGAATGGTTAATAATTTTGATACTATCTGTACCATTCGTTGTGATTTTGAGCTTTGGTTGATATCCTCCCCTATAACTACCAAGATTCCTAAGCAAAATATTGGTGTTGCCCTGGCATGTATAGGAGTATGTCACTGGATACTGATATGCAAACGGGGAATCACATCTCACAGTGCAAGAAAAAGCAATGGGCAGATTCCCGATCTCCACCATCTCTAATTCTTCGATGATGCAGCGATAGCGAACCTGCTCCATGTCATCCTGTTCAATTTCAAGCCATTTGTATCCATCCAATGGCGATAACCATGAACTGATTGCCTCTCTATCCCAAGCGTCAAAAAAGCCTCCGCTGTTTGCAAGCTCTTTGTCGGCTCCAAAGACCATCTTAAATGAAAGAGGTTCATTTTGTGTAACACCATAAAACAACGGACGGTATCTACTTGAAACTCTGTCTTCAGAAATATCAGAAGCCACAGAAAACTTCGCCTCCCCCGGTGTAACACCATTCACCTCATAGAGCCTTAGGCCAAATTCCGTACATGGTATCCCATCATAGACGAAATAATCACCCCAAAAAGCCATTGCACCACCTCCTGAGGATATATATTATTCTTTTTCTTCTCCTTCAATATCTTCCTTATTGAGTGTCGCCTCGATGTCCATCTTCTGAAGATCTACAATGACACTCTCCAGAAGGTCGATAACCCCGCCCATGTTCAATAAATTTTGCTTCTGTTTGACCTCGATATTATTTAAGACACGGACAGCAGCATCAATTTTCTTAATGATTTCTTTCATACGACCTCCATATTATTTTGCAAGCAAATCTTCAATGACGCTTCCCAAATTCACATAATCTCCATTTACCATGATATGAACATCGTCTGGAATCCAAATACCATGACCAGCTCTAAGCGCCATACCTTCATCAGCAACAATTGCAATACCCCTTGTAGATTCAATGTACACCAGGTCTGTTCTGCTCACTCCATCACTACCATATCCATCATAGATAACCCCATAATCGCCAAACAAAAAGTCGCAACCTTGGATTGTTCCACCCTGAATATATGCGCCTTTAATATTGGGAGCTGACACAAGCTCGTCTGTGATCACTGTGGACGAAATATTTCTAATTTCTCTTTCAGTCCACATATTCTCTGAAAGCCAATCAATCTCTTCATATACGCCGTCGAGCTGCGTATTGATCCGCGTTAGGCGGTAATCCATATCGTCTTCCAGGTTTGAAATCTGCGGATTAGTGCCAAGCTGCGTGACCGTATTCCAGTTAATACGAGAGCCAGAGCCAAGTGTGATATTTCCATCCATTGTAATATTGCCGGCGCTATCAATGACAAGGGTATTCTTGCTGCCATTGCTGATAGTAAGCCCCCTTAGCTCCAGGTATGTAGGAGAGAATTTATAGCTTGAAGTCAGCATACTTCTGCCATTCAAATCCTGGTAATCAGAAGCCTGTACAACACCTTTGAAACGGCCACTTGCAGCAACAAGCTCACCGCTGAACTTTCCATCACACCCCTCAAGTGTTCCTTTGATATGAACATTTCCATTGATATCTACCCAGAAGCTTGCATTATCTTCATCAATTGTATACTCGTCTCCTGAGTACAGTGGGTACTTACCAATCGCAAATCCTGAATATGGGTTTAGAGTGATCTGCACTTGATTGCCATTGTAAATATCAAAAATAGCATTGTGCAAAGACGCACCGTTCCCATCCACGCGGAACACAGAAATGTCGCCGTCTTTTTTTGCGCTTTCGATGATGAGACTGCTTCCAGCCAATAATTTACCAATCAAACTGTCTGCAATTACACCGCTCATAATCCCGCCGTCTTCTGTTTTCATTTGACCAATAGCGAGATTAGCGGTTGCCCAGTTATCTGTTGTAAACATGATTTGGCCGTTATTCATCCAGATCTCATAAGGCTCATATTCTGCTGGATTATCCTCTTTCCTTTTACGCAACCGTAGTCCAGATTCGCTCCAGGAAATATCTTGACCAGAAGAAGAC